AACGTACCCGCGTCAATTAACTGTCGCAGTGCCGAAGTGGCAGTTCGTGACAAACCGCCAATAGTGTGGATCAAACCTAAACCATAAAAACCGAAACCCGGTAAAAACTTGTAATGCGTAAAGTATTGTATCTTCTTTTTAAGCGTATCTTCCTCGTCCCAGTTCCGACGAACCGCCAAAACCTGACCATTATCCATAGAAAGCGTCACAATATAAGGGACCCGGATGCCCGTAGGCTCCCCATCATCGTCCATCTCCTCATAACCCTCAAGGTCTAAATCAACGTGACACTCCAAAATCGTGCAATCATAATCAATCGATCCCGGCTCTACGCCGTCAATCCGATCTATCTCCCCTTCAACGCCAGTAACCTCACGCTGGGAGGGAATAACATCCACATCATCCAAATAAACGCCAGCAATCTGCCGCTTGCGCAAATCATTTAACGACATGCGTACAACTTGGGTTATATTAGGACATGTTTCGAGGTCCGCGGTCTCATATGGAACAACCAAGTTCTCCGCAGGAACAAATTTGCTGACCGCACGACCCATCGCTTCGTCGTAATACGTCTTCTTAAACGTAGAACCCGCCAGCGGTAAATAAAACAACATCTGATCCATGTCTGGGGTGTAATCCTCCATGACATTCGTGATGTAATAATTCATAAATTGACGCACACGCTGCGATTGAGCAGCCTTGGCCCGCGTCTCTTGGCCCATAACAACAGTTCGAACAGGACCGCTTGAAGGTAAAAGCTCGTTAAAAGCCTGTGCCTGAAATTGTGTTGCCGCCTCTGCAAGCAAAGGATGTGTCACGCCAGAGGACCCGCGGAAAGGTTGCGTCCGCTCCTCGTAATTAAATCCCAAAAGCTCCAAACCGCTTGAATACGCGTCTTCCCAGTCCTGACGACTGGCCTTGTTCGCATCATACTCGCCCAACAATTCGCTCGCTACGCGCTGTAGCTCACGGTCCGGCATCTCTTCTGCCAAGTTGGCATAAAAATCATCGTCAACGCCACGCTGGTCTTGAGGCTCAAAGTCAATCTCAACCCCACCATCGTCCGTTTCACTAATCTCAATCTCTCCGACGTTCTCAGCGTCAACCATCGCTAATACATTGTTCTGAGAATCGGGAAGCTCAATCTCAAGCTCCGCCTTTAAATCGTCCTCATCAAGCTGGGACGGAACATTCCGGTCCATTAAACTGCTTGAATACCCATTTACTTCTTCTTCTGCCATGTAACTCTCCGAGTTTATTAGGGCGCGGGCGTCATACGATCCTCTTCCGTGCGGCCTAGTATCCTATCTAACTGTTTAAATATATTTTCGTCAACCATCTTGGTAAGCTCTTCAACCGTTGCGGCCATACCAGCCCTTTTGAAAATCTGTTGACCGATAGCGTTGTGACGCTGATCTCTCAGAGCCTCCCGACCAGACAAAAGGTCCCCCGGCCCGCTCAAAGATGGCGGCAAAAATCGGTTCATAAAGTTGTCAAAATTCTCAGGTTCCTCCGAACCTTCTTTCTGTTGCCTCAGCTGCACGACGGGTAGACGCCCCTCGACAGGCTCGGGCACCCTAGCCCCCTCGTCAAAAACGCTCGAATACTCGTATTCTTCAATTAATTCAGGGCTAGGTTCACGAATGCCGTCCGTTACACTCTCACCACGAATTTTATCCATGATAAGGGACCCTAGACCCTTTTCTTCTAAAAGTTGTATGGCGTCCTCGCCAAAAGCTTCCCCTGTAGGTGATTTTCGAAGATCAAGCTCAGGATTAAAATCAGGATCATCGTAATAACGTAAATCACCATCGCCCTGTAAAATAGAGGTATCACCAACTGGCGCACGTAATCGACCAAACTGTGGCCGGGGACTTTGTGCGCCGGGAGCCGTGCTGCGTAACGTGTCATCCAAATACATAGGGCTGCCGCCCTCTTCGAAGTACATCACGTCATCAAAGCCGCCCGCCCCGAGATTTACCGCAGTCCCATACATCTAGCTGCCTTTCTCCTAGTAATACATTTGCACTCTAGCAGAGTTTTCTTCATCTTCCCAGTCATCTGTTGGTAATTGTACAAAATTACCTTGTCTATAGCGCATAAGGGCCTGTGTCATACTATCTACCAAGTCATCATGCTCCCCATTCGGGAACGCCGCAACCTCTTCAATTAACTCCTCCGCCCACATCTCGTCCGGAGCCCAAACCATACCAGCCTCAAACAAAGGCGCTATACTATGCGCCCGAGTTACCTTGTCATTACCACGACTTGGCGTAAAATTCACCACCGGAATGCCCATGTTCCGCAACTCCTGCGTCAAAGGCAAACCACTTGCCTTCGCCTCAATAATTACAGTGTCAGGTTCCCAAAACTGATAACTTTCCAAAGCCTCCCCCTTTAACTCCGGAAAATCCCAACGCCCCTTCTTAACATCCAACAAAATTAAATTAGGCCCCGAACCACCCTCATTTGGATAAAATACACCCCACGTCGTAATCGCAGAATAATCCGCAGTTTCGCGCTTAGAAAAAGCAGTATCATAACTTTGTATCACATATTCTAGCTGGGGGACCCGCTCCTGATCCCAAACGCGCCACCACTCGCGCTTAATAATCGCATTCTCCTCGCCCGTAGGATTCTGCTGATACTGCGCATTCCACTTGCTCGGAGGAATAGACGACTTAACCGCGGTCAAATCCTCCAAACTCCAATACTCCGGCCAACAAGAAGTCCCGTCCTCAAAAATAGCAGGTAACTCAACAACCTCCCATTGATCCGCAGACCCGTCCTTCGCTTGTGCCCGCAACAACTGTCCCGTCATATCCTTCTCAGACCACCTAGTCTGAACCAGAACTATGCTACCTCCCGGCTGTAAACGCTGTCGAGGACCACCCGTATACCAATCCCAAGCATCGTCAAAACCAGTGTTGCTCATCGCAGTCTGCTCCGAGTGCGGATCGTCAATAATAATTAAATCACCACCACGACCCGCTAAATTCGAACCAACACCAACCGCGTAATACATCCCTCCACTGCTCGTGTCCCACCGACCAGAGGCCTTACTGTCCGAAGCCAAGTTCACACCCGGAAATACATCCTTGAAATCATCGCTCTCAATCAAGTTCTTCGTCTTACGGCCAAAGTTAACCGCCAACTCAGTCGTGTGTGTCGCCTGAATGATCTTCATTTTCGGATTACGGCCCATCATCCAAGCAGGAAACAAATAAGATGCAAACTCACTCTTCGTGTGCCGCGGTGCCATGTTGATGATTAAACGCTTTAGGTCACCATTTGCGACCCTTTCCAACTTTTCGGCAATGATCCTATGATGACGGCCCGCGATAAAGTCAGGCCAAACAGTTTTAACAAAAACTAAAAAATTATTTTGGCACTCTTCATTCTTCATGATCTGCGCCAAGCGCAACTCAAGCTTAAGCTTTTTGTCTTCTAACATGGAGTTTTGGGCTACATTCACGGGGGACCCTATCTAACTTTTGGTACGCAGTTCACGGCCAATGTTTCACGTGAAACATATGCGATATTAAGGGCTATTATAGGACAGTTAAGTCTCGTTGGAAATAACTAATGATTATTTGTGAGAAACATGGCCCTAGCTCTCGGTACGCAGACCCTGATATGTCGATTCTGGTGCGGGATTTTGGCGCGAAAACCGTGGATTTTGCCCCGATATCCGGGGGACCCGGGCGAATTGCCGGGGATCGTGGGCCGCGGTCCGGGGGCCAGCTGCTCGCCGGAAGTTGGTGAAAAGGTGGCCAGCTGCTCGCCGGAAGTTGGGAAAAGTTGGTGAAAAGGTGGCCAGCAGGCGGCCGGAAGTTGGGAAAAGTTGGGAAAAAGGTGGCCAGCTGCTTAACTTTCACCGGCTGCGCTCGGCTAATCGGTGCCCGCTGCGCTCGGTCCAGTGCCCGGGGATCCCGGGCCGGTACGTTTCGCCCATGGGGCGCGGGCCTTGGCCCGGCAAGTTTAACTGGTTAACTCTACGCAAAAGAAAAGGGCCGCACGATGGCGGCCCTCGCTGGGTGGGTGGGGCTGCTGGGAGATTACATCACGTCAACGGTGACAACGATTTCACCATCCCGGATCATGTCTTTGACTTCATCGCGCACGGTCTCGCCGTTATCCTCCATACGTTCCAATCGGTCCTCATAATCGTTCAAGCGCTCGTTCACGTTGTCCATCCCGGCGGAAGCCTCCAGCTCCAGAGCTATCATGTTTTCAAGTTCCGGGCGGATGATGGCCAGCAAGGCGGCGGCGGCTTCGTCGCGCTGGGTGCGTATGCTCTGAATTTCCCCGCTCATCTGCTGGGTGTTGCGTTCCAGCCCTTCCGCATAGTCGCGCAGGTTTTTGAGATCATGCGCGGCGTTTAAAACGTCCGCCTTTATGCGGTCCGCCATAACTTCGGTTGCCATTGCGTGTAAAGTGTCGGGGTTTGTTTTTAGTTCAATCATGTTTTCTACTCCATAGAAAAGGTTAACGCGGCTTGCCCGCCGCATGTGGGATAATATGCGATTAATTTAATATAAAGTAAAGAGGGCACAAAAAAGGCCCGCACAATGGCGGGCCGGTGTCTTATTATATAGCGGCGGTTTATTTGTGGCGGATGCCTTTAAACCGGCGAAAAGCAATGGATGCGCGCAACGCCGCAATGGAAGGCGCGGGGGAAACGTCGGCCCAGACCCAGTAAAGAAAACTAAACATCAATCAAAACGCGCGATTTTATAAGGCCCATCTAATCCGATGCGGACCGCCGCAACGCCGTAGTCGTAAACATAACAAAAAACGCGGCTTTCAAAACCAAACCGGGCCAGCGGTGCAAGTGGTGCATCTTCGTCATTGGCCGCCTGATATGTCCCGTTGTGGTCTAAGGTGCCTTTCCAAGGATAGGAACCAAAACCGCCGAATTGATATGCGTTATCCATACCGGCGCAAACGGTGTCCAGCGTCAAACCGGTTTCGCTATCTTTTGCAAAATGGCAGGCCTCAAGGAAAAAGTCGGGGATGATCCCGCAAGCTTCAACTAAATCCTCGGGCCGGTTGCGGCCGGTGTCCTGATCTTTGGCCGGATTTAAAACGCGATCTAAAAGAATGTCAGACGCCCGGAAATTTACTTCAAAAATGTTCTGCATGTTATTTACTCCATAAGTTAACGCGGCTTGCCCGCCGCATGTGGGATAATATGCGATTAATTTAAATAAAAGTAAACCCCCACAAAAAAGGGCCGCCCAATGGCGGCCCCGGGTCTTATTATATAGCGGCGGTTTATGCGGTCACTTTGTCCAGCAACGCGCCCGCCTTCCGTTCAACTTCAATTCTCGCATCTTGATGGGGAACGTCACGGGCAATTGCGGTTATTGCCTGCGCAGCATCCCAAACGGTCTCCACTGGGCGGCCCTCTTCGGTCAAGTGGCGGGCGTTTGCGGCTCGCGCCATGCGTCCAGACAGCCCGGCGCGTTTTGTTAAAAAGTCTAAACGGTCTTCATCCGTTTTAGCAATGCGGGCATCTTTAGCGGCTTGCACCCCTTCGACAAAAGAATGCGTTGAACCGTTCGCAAAGGATTGCAACGCGGGGCGGGCCTCCATTGCAAACCGATCCGGTGCAAATTTAGTATGACGTATTTTAATCTCATGAAAGTTTTCCACGCCCCACAAATTTCGATTCATGCAAACGCCGCGCAAATACATTGCAGCGATCCCGGCGGTTTTGCTGCCGGTTTCACTATTCCACGCATAAAACCCGCGAAACATCAAATCAGGTTCACCATTTGGAAGCTTGCCCACTTCAATCGGGTTGCGGTCATCCACAAGAAAAACAAAAACATCACGATCCGACGCATAAAGAGTTGTTGTGTCCATAGTGACGGGCACTTCCGGATCATATACGGCCAAGCCATTGCGGCTGCCGGTCATCATCCCGGGCACTTTCCAACGGCCGCCACTTTCATCGATCAAGTTTTTAATGGGCTCTAATATTTCCCAGTCAAAAATCCGGCCATAATCTGGACCGGTTGCGGCTCGCAATTCCCCGCCATTTGCCTGATGCCCGTAAACCTTAATTAAATCTCTACTACGGTTATATTTCAAACCCCATTGGATACAGTCCGCCGCAATGGGTGCGGGCAAATCGCGCAAATATCCCGCGGGTGCGCCCGCTAATTGGGATAGCTGGCCGAAACTCCAATTGGTGGGGGTGTTGTAGTGTTCTTGGTTCCTGTCATCAGTATATTCAACAAATACGTTTCCCCGGCTGGGGTTTGTATCGTCTAAATCTCCGATGATTTTCATCTTATGGGTATCAACCACGCGGCTTGTCATGCGCTGCGAATCAATCTTTTTGTGCGCCAGCATATCATCCAGCGTCAAAAACTTTTGATCGTCGGGGCGATTAAACCATTGTGATGAAACTGCACTGTTTCCGATACCGTGCGCAAATGCGTTTGTTGTGTAAGTCATGTCTAAATTCTCCGTAGTTAAGACAAAAAAAACGGGGCGGAAATGCCCCGCCCCTATAAACTCGCATAAACTTGCATATTAATGCAAGCTTTATTCTATAAAAAGTTATTCGGCCCCGATATCCCCCGCCACGTGATGTCGCACAATAGACCGTGGTGGTAGGCCTTTAACAAACCGCAAAAGCTTTTCCCCGTCGGTTTCATCCGACTGCGCACCGTTCGCAGTATTATCCCACCATATGCGGCAATTACCTGCGTCTGCATAACATCCGCCTCGCACGTTTAAATCCGCGGCTTTTCTTTTGCTGGGACCATGCGCAGTAAAACCAATAATAAAATTACGATCTAATCGGGCGCAAAGTGGATCACCGTTTCCACAATCTGCGCAGGATATGTCCCGAATTTCTGCCGGACACCGCACAACGTTAATATTATGCGGGGCCGGTTGCGTCTTCTTTCCCTGCCATGATTTCTCACTTACCACCGCAACAGAAGGAACGCCGTTATGAATCGACGCGGCTGCCGCGCCTAGGTTTTCGGTGCTGTAATTAATAACGGTTTTATCTGCCCGCAATTTGCAACCCCAATTAAAAACGTTCGGATCAAAATGCGAGTAAGTAAATGAAACACCTTTGGCCGGTTTTGCATCTAACAACGCGTCAAGGTAATCAGCGTCGATCTTTTCGGTGCCTTTCCCGCTGCAATTCATTTTGCAGGTGGTCGGGCAAGTCCCGTACTTTTCCCCGGTGCCCGCTCTATATGTTACCGCAATGCCTTTTGTTTTTTTGGCGCGGCTTAGTTCAACAGTCTTTAACATGGTAACTTCATCCCTTTAATCTGGGAATATATATTCCAATGCACCGCCCATAAATCACGAAGCCCTTGCTCCGTATCTAAAACAATTGATTGGATACGTCCGCCCGTTAATGAAACGTTGTTATTAGCATATTGATAAGCTTGCGGCGCGTTTAAAAAATCTTTTTTTAAAACGTGGCCATTGTTAAACTTAATTAATAGTCTCATGGTTTGCCCTCCGTAGTGTATAAGATATATCGCATACTATAGCGCAATAAAAAACCCGGCGTCAACCGGGTTTAATTTTATTATTTTTTACGTCGTTTGGGCTTTTGTTTTATCGGCCTCCGCCGCGCCTTTTCGCGATCCTGTTTTTCCCACGCCTCTTTGCCATATAATAATTTTCCAAGCCAATTAAATAAAAACATTTAACCCCAATCCTTTTTCACGCCATCGGATTCCCCATCGCGATAACCGTCTGCATATGCTTTCAACTGCGCCTTTGTCATATCGGGCTGTTCAATCTTATCGGACGTATATGTCGAGCCCACAAAATAATGTGGAGCCCACGCCCTATTATAAAAATAATCCGCTCGCCCGCGGTCATAAGGGCCGCCGTGT